GCGCCACGAGCAGTGATCGTGGCCGACGTGAACGTAATGTCCGCAAAGTCGGTGAACGCGGTCGTGCCGCTCGAGGTTGGCGTCACATTGGTCAGCGCGCCGCCGCCTGCGGAATACGACCCACTGGCCGAAACCTCGCCACTCGTGGTGTATGCGGTGGTCGCCGCCGTCAAGGTGGCGGTGTTGTCGTACAGGGCCAGCTTGAACGTGCTGCCTGTGCCGTTGGTGAAATCGTGCGTGGCCGTCAGGAGTTCTTCCTTGAAGCTGGTGCACATAAAGTTGCCAGAGAATGCCATGTCATAGTCCTTTCAGTGCTTCGGCCAACTCGGGATGGCCTGCATCTCGAACGGCATTATACACGGTTGTGCGGTCACTTTGAACCGCTTGTTTCAAGTACAGCTCAACAAGCTGCTGCACCCGCGCCTGAAAGGCATGCGCCTGCGCGCGAATGGGTTCTGGAGCGGTGTCAGAAACAGACACAATTTTATCCGCACACTGTTTTGCCAGTTCTTCGGGGGTCAGGCCGCGGCCAGAAGTTGTTTTGACGCCAACCCGAAAGTCCGTTGCCAGATCAATGGATCCAGTGATCATGTTTTTCTCCGGATCAATTCACCCGTGCGGTACTCGTCGGTGCTTTGCTTGGCTTCGCCCAAAAGTTTCAGGCCGGCTAGGGCCTCGTTAAACCGAGCCGAGTACTGCTGTGGGTCTTCTTGCAAGAACAGCTGCGCTTCGACCAAAGCGCCAAACAGCAAAGCAATTTCTGCATTCTGACTAAGCCATGTGGTTCCGTCGTCAGCCCCGTCCGTCAAGCTAGGCGGTCGATACAGGTACTGGAGCTGTGCTGTGTATGTAGCATCCGGGGTGGGACCGAGAAGAAAGTACGAGTTATCAAACTGCCCGTAATATCTTGGGGTGCCCGTGGTTGCAGGATCGGGTGTGTAGGCCTGAACAAAACTCAGGTCCTTGAACTCCAAGAAAAACTTATCGTTGTCCGCGCCTCTTAGGTTCAAGGCCATCGGGGCCAGAAAGTCAGAGGGAACAGGGAGGTATTGTCCCCCAGAGGAGACAGTAGCAGTCGCGTTTTTCTGGAACAGCGACAGCTGCACACCCTTTAAGATGCGCTCCTCTGCGAGACGCACAAAAATAGGAATCGATTGCTCGATGTCCGGTTTGTTAATCCACGCAGCGACCGCATCTTTAAGCTGGGCGTAGGTAAAGGCCATTCTTTACCCCTGCGGCATAACCGGAGACGCAGCAACTGTTCCACTCAGCGGACTGGCGGCACTGGAACCCATGTCCGTGGGGGCCGTCAATGAGAAGCCGGCAGCTTTAATGTCGTCAAACGACAGCGTCTGAGAGGAGCGTACAGCGCTCATAACCTGCTGCGAAACGGTGTTGTTGAACACCTGATAACGAGCATCATCCATGAGAAACGGCGTGGCATGCAGAAGCGACGTGTACAGATACACGTGCGGCGCCTCGTCCAAGAGCCAGTTGCTGGTATTGGAATTTGAGAGTGCCGGAATCTGCTGGTAGTAATCAACATCCACAGACACAGATCCGGAGGGACTTGGCGTTACCAACATCTCTCTACCCACCACGGCGAAAAAGCGGGGGTCGCCGTTCTGGCGCGTACGTGCACGGCGCAGCATGACGAGCTGCTGGGGCGAAATTTGTTCGAGTGGCTGTGTGGGTGTGCTGGCAACCTGCGTATAGATAACTTCAAGCACGTCAGCTGGAAGAGAGACCCGGCTGTTTGTGATTGCTAGGGTGTCTGAGGTGACCATGTAGCTGGACCGCAGCACATCGTTCAAAGTGCTTTCGGCAAGGGTGATAAAGTCTGGAATCTTCTGGTCCAGATCAGCGCGGTTCAGCCAATCAGCGACCGCCTGCTGAAGCTCTGCGTACGTCGTGATTGCCATTGTCTGTGTCCTCTTAGATCTGTCGCAGAGTCACGCTACCAGAAACCCGCATTTTTGACAAGGTTAAGACCCTGCGCTGACGGTAACCACACCTACTTTTCCCACCGCGCGGGGGCGATCCAGTTTGGGGGCCATGACGGTGGGGCCACCAACATATATCTCGAGAGACTCCGGCCGGTCCGGACGGGGATTTCGAAGAGCTTGTGGGTCCGGGCCCGGGCGTGGTGGCTCAAGCTGGGGGTGCTTCGGCTCGTACTCATCCGGACCGACAAGCGCGCCGGTCCACTCCCGGCGCATGTCGCGCAGGCGGTATCGGAACCCAGACCGGTCCGAGATGCCATATGCATTTTTGTCGGAGGCAAAAGCCATCAACGTCTCCGATCCGGGACCAAGAACAGGCTGACCCGGTCCTCGTCCTCTTCCGCCGCGCGCTGGAACTCTTCCTCGTAAAGCGATTTCAAAATCTGAATGCGATCCGGGGCCCGCTTGACGGCGAGATAATAGGCAAGGCCTGCAACCATGCACGGATAAAACCGGAACGGAATCTGCGTCGTGTTGGTCAAGGTGTCAACATCCTCGATCCGGCGGACGTAGTAGTAGACCAGTTGGTCCGTCGAGTTCTCAGGCGTTTGCCAAAGGTTGATCACCGGCTCAATGCTGCGGTCAAAATAGAACTGCGAGGGGCGGCCCTGACTGGTCTTGTTCGGGAAGTCGAGATAATCACCGCGACTGATCCGCTCCATCTCGTAGTCCGTGCCGTCCCGGCGAAGGGCCATCTCAAGAATGTCGACGACATCCGCACCGAGGGTCTCTTGCGCCTGACCTTGGGTCAGGGTCAGCGTAGCTTGCTCCACGGTCCAGAGGTTCAGCCCCCGGTTCGCCCAGTCAGCAAACATCAGGTTTAGAGACCGACGCGCCGTTTTGGCGTCGTAGCCCGTTCGGACCTCAAGGCCACAGCGCTCGTACGCCTCCTCGATGATCTCGGCGGCGTCGATATTAAAATCTCTGGAACCTGAGGTGGTCATGCTCTATCCAAACTTCGTGTCTCGGACACCACGCCCAGCCATGACGCAGCCGCCGTTTTTATAGCGTTTTACCAACGCCCGTTCCAGCCCGCCGTCTGGCTTTCTAAGCTCTGGGCCTTCGCGCTTTGGTGGAGCGGGGGGCCCCTCTTTATTTTCATTCCAGTTTTCGCGGAGCAACTCACGGCGAAATCTACCGGGCCCTGATTCACGAGGATGTTTTGAGCTGTCCTTCATGCTTTCCAACTCACTCTTTTCGAGGACGTCTTTCTTTTCGCCGCGGCTTTCGCTTTGGCACTTTTACATTGCGCTTTAGTCGGGCGGCAAGCAGGATAAGGTCTTTTACTCTTTCCCGTCGCTGATTTTCTACCACAGGGTTTACCCGTCTTGCAGTCAATCCAGCCCTTGCCGTCATTCCGGTTGAACCATTTGCGCAGTGACTCCCCAGACATCAGAACATCCTCGCGCGAACAAGGCCGCCACTGGCCTTTTTCTGCTTGGATTTGTTTCCCCAGTTCTTGGCGCCCACCTTGCGGCACTTGGACAGCGCGCCACTGGCGTAGGCCGACGGCCATACCTTATAGCGCGACTTGACCTTGTGGTAGCAGGCGTCCTTCTTGGCCATTATTTCTTGCCCATAGCCATTTGCTTACGGGGACTACAAGCCATCTGATCGACCTTGCCGCCGCGCTCGGAACCTTTCTTTTTGGCTACAGCCTTGCCGCCGTTCTTCATCTTCGTTTTGCATCCAGCCATCGGAACCTCCGTTATCTGCTTGGCCATATTAGCACGGTTCATCCTACTGTCCCACCTTATCCTTAAACGACATCCAAACGGCGCCAGTGATAAAAATCAAGATGGCCGTGGTGGTGATCTTCACGATCGTGGACCAGATCGCTTTGCGGGTCTCCCGCCACGAGGACAGCAGGCCGCGCAGCTCGTCAATATCTTGCGGAGCATTGTCGTCGTGCAGGCCGAGCTCTTTCAGCGCAGCATGGGCGCCGCGTTTTGCAGCTCGGTCCATCATCGCTTCGAGTTCTTCGGGGGAGAGTTGGATGTTGCCCATGTCGTTCACCACTGTCTGCAGGACCAATATCTGGCTTTAAGCTTGTCCAAGGTGCCCTTGTCGCAGCCGTGCCGTGCTCGGAACGAGGCCCGCGCCTTTGGATTGGATTTTCTGATTTTCATGTTGGCATCGCCAAAACGAACTATTTTCTCTTGGCCTCTGTCGCACGCCTTCACAACAAACTTTTTTCCGCCAGACTTTTGCCGACGGGGTTTATTGCACTTCATGCTGTCTTTGTCGATCTTCGGCATCAGAGCGGCCCCGCATTTTGAATGAGAATGATGTCGTACGCCGCGGTGATCAGGGCGTTGTTTGTACGAACCGAAGCGCGGACATCCACATCAGTTTTTGCTGGAAGAGCCAGTGGGCAAGTGAATGCGTAGGTGTATTCTGAACTGGCGACCTCAAACGTGTGGCCAATCACAAACCGATCGTTGGGAAGACGATAGAAAAATGTGCCTGTGGCGTCGGCCCCGCTTCGAATGGTCATAACGCCTTGGGTAATGTAGGCTGTAAAGCCAGCTGGAACTGTGTAAGTCCCTTTTAGAGACTGGCCTACTCCGGCAACAATTCGACCAACGGTAGTCGCCCCCTTCAACACGTTAATCTGACCCACGTTTCCAGAGGTGCCGTTCATGCGAATCTCATTCAGACGCTTAAATACTATCGAGGATGTATTGCCTGTGGCGTTGGTCAACGTAATAGTGGTCGACACGGGGTTATAGTCCGCATCCAATCCGGTGATTATGACTTTTTTATCCGCATCCCCAGCATCTGCACGACTTACCGTTATAGTGCCAGCGGTGTCCCAAGCACTCCAAGGATAAGTTGTGTCATCGACGTCCCAAACAGTGCCCGTGGTGTTGATCGACATCTGCGGCACGCGACCGAGCCGGTGTATAAATTGGTGGCCCGGGATCTGGCCCCGGGCCACCTGAAGCTCAAACGGCTCCGAGGTTCCGACCTGCGAGATGGAACGGATCTCATGAGCCATCGAGTGAACCTCTTACGCGTGAAAGGCCGTCATGTTCGTGAAGACGGTTGTGCCTGCCGTGTATGGCAGGAAACAGCCCGCTTCAAACATGATCCCTTCGGACGGGATGGTTACATCGCGCTCGGCTGTTGCAGAAGCAACCGTGCCCAGCTTTAGTTTTTCGGTGCCCGTAGCGCTGCCGTTTGTGAAGGTGAGAACCCCAGCGGTGTCAGAGTTGACGATGAACGCCCCCTTGAGTCGCGCCCGCTCGGCAAAGATCACGTCCAACGCGTCGTTGGACATGCCAACAGACAGGGTGCCCACTGTGTCGTCATCCACGGTGACCGCAGTAACAGTGCGGAAGTACAAGGTTCCAGTGGACACACCGGAAGCCGTTACCCCAATCGCTTCCGTCTGCGCGTCGCCGTTCACATCCGTGCCCGTCACCGTCACCGTGCGTGCGCTATCGGCACCCGAAGCTGTCACGGTGATTTTCCGCGCCGCAGTGAATGTGGCCACGCCGCCAGAGGCATCGGCACCGTCGATGGGGATGGCTTGCACGCCACCCCCGGACAGGGTTTCCGCAGTGCAGACGCTGTCCGCGTCTGCTGCGTTGGTGTCGGCCTCGATAAATTTGGCCTTTACGTCAGAGCCGGCCATGTTCGACCCCCTTACGCTTGGTCGGAGAAGGCGGGGGCAGTGGCGCCTGTGACCGAACCCCAGACGTACCAGTTGGTGCCGTCCTTGGCCATCACATTGATCACCGCGGACCCCGGAACATTGACCTGCAGAACACTGTTCGAATCGCCGTCAGCAAAAACAACAGAGGCTGCGCCATCGTCGGTGTCGTTGAATGCGACATTGCCCACGAAGAAGTTGGTGTCCGAACCTGCGTCCACGATAAAGTCCGTGGCGTCAGCTGCTGCGCCGCCGTAGACGAAGGTGAACATTGCACCTGCGACCGGGGTGGGCAGCGTGTAGGTGTTGTCCTGTCCGCCATCCGGAACAACCAGAACGCGGCCGCTGTGGGTCGCATTGGTCAGGGTCACATCGCCGTCAGCGAGAGCTACCGGAGCTCCGCCCATGGTCGTGATCTCGGTGATTGCACCGGTCGTCGAGTTTTTGGTGATGGACTTGAAACCATTTTCCGAGCGTACCGGCCCAGAGAAA